ATTATTTGATTTGGACAAATACTCAAAAAGGAAAAGTTTAAAATTAATTGATAAATTGTTTTCTTGGGTTTGTGAATTACCAAAAGAAACTTTTGAGCATCCATATACAGAAATGGGATTTGAAGAATGGACAGCTAATATTCAAGATCCAAAGAAAAGACAAAGAGCAATTGATGCAAACTATAAAAGAGATTTTGATCCAAGTAAAGACGGTGGAACAGATGCATTTATTAAGAAGGAATTTATAACTGGCAAAACTAAATCCGAAGAACCAGAAGCAAAAGATTCTTATGCAGCACGTCTTATACAAGCAACAAATGCTTTCATTAACAATGCAATGGGACCATATACTTATACAATGGTTAAAATACTTAAATATTTGTGGCATCCAGATCATTATATAACATATGCAAGCGGTATGAATAGAAAAGAAATTGGTGAATGGTATGACAGAGCAGTTTCATTTGTTTCAAGTGAAGGAGATCCTGTTTGTTATGCATCGGATTTTTCAAAATTCGACAAACATCATACTATTAAACATTTGCAATTGGAACACAATATATTTAATTTAATATTACCAATGTCTGAATTAACAAAACAAGCATATGAATCAACACTTAAAACAAAAGGTACAATGCCAATGGGAACGAAGTATACATGTGATGCAACACGTAAATCTGGTTACCAAGATACTACGGTAGGTAACACGTTGTTGAATGGGATATCACTTTTATATACATTAATGGTTTTATTCACCACCATTTTAGGCTTTACCTCTTTTGTTTTAGATGATTTATATACTTTACCTGTTCGAATAATTGTATTAGGTGATGATTGCTATATGATAACTACAAGAGAAATAGCAAATCAATTAATGGAAATGGATACATTGGAACATTTGGGATGGGACGTAAAGAAAGAAATTGGACCATTATCACAACATACATTTTGTTCAAGTATCTTCATGCCATCTAAACAAGGAACAGTTTTAACACCATTACCAGCTCGTGCATTATCAAAAACTTTTATATGTAAGAAACAAATGGTTAAAGTAGACCAACAAAAATATTATGCTCATGTAGTAGCAAATGGATTATTGTGTGATAATAGACATAATCCATTAGTAAGACAAATGTTTAGAAGAATTAAATATCTTACAAGAGACCATGGTGTAACAAAATTTGGTTTTATGGAAGACCATTATTCAAAATATCAAAGTTTTGAAAAATTTAAAGGTAATTTGGATGAATGTGAGGCAACTTATTCATTTATTGCAGAACGTTATAATGTTTCAAAAGAAGATTTGGATGATTTAGAAAAATATTATGATTCAATACCAAGTTTCAAAGTAGGATTGGATCATCCAGTAATCCAAAGAATGTTAGATATTGATAATGAAGTTGTACATCCTGACGTATTTGAACGACAACGTGGTAAATATTGGGATGTAGTAGATTATCAAGAACAAGTACCTGTCGATCCAATTGATTGGTGGGACGCTCTATATAGAAGTGAGTAGTGTAAAAAGGGTCAGTAGGCAATAACTATTCCCATCGACTTGATATCCAAATCACATCGGCTGTCATATACACCACGAGTTGTATATGTATGGCCATGTGTGGCGGATACAAGGTCCTGTGTTTACACAGAGGAATTTATAAATAATATGGGATAAACATTTCATACATGTTTGCTCAATGTGAATACTTCATGGCAAGATTTGCGGGCGTGGTTTAGATTACCAGCCCGTGCTTGTAGGTAATGTTTGTATTCATTGAGAGACTTAATACACCATAGTCACCACGAGTTGGTTATGTGTGTGTTTCGGCGTGTGTGGTATGGGTTATTGTGTGCGTACGGCCCTTGGCGCGAATGTGTGCCAGTTTTATTCATGTAAGGAAAGTTTGATTTCTTAA